CTACTACTTTGGAGAAACCCAATGGCAAAAGTCACTTACCGTGGTGTCGAGTATGACACTGAAGAGTACAACGCATCAGTGATTGAAGAATCACTAAAGCGTAACAGACACGATTTAATGTATCGTGGACTCAAGGTTACAAGCAAGGCAATTCCTTGCAGTTAAGTTAAAAACTTAAATAAAGAGGGTCTCTTGACAGACCCTCTTTTTTTGTGTAAAATATATAAATACCATATAAAAATTATGGAACCACAAAGAGAAAAATTAAAACTTATCGTTCGTAATTTAGAACTATTAGTTGATGCTCTCAAAGCAGAAGTTTATTCTGATGTAGATGCTTATTCTACCGTATCAGATAAACGTTCAGTTATTAATGATTATGATGAAATCTTCGAGGATGATGACGGATGAGATCTAAGGACATGTTTAAAAATTTAAAAAAGGCACTTGAACAGGATTATTTGTATAATTCTGAAGAACTTGAATTTATGAGAGAACAACTTTCTGTTTTAGAACAAGAAATGATAAAATCTAAAAGAAAAAAACCTCAAGGATTTGGTAAAAAATGAACGTAAAACTCATAAGCATCACTCCTGACGCAGAGCAGATGATGGCATATATTGCCAGAGTGTCTAATCCGTCAAATCAAGATAATGAAAAGTATGCAGGACTATTAAAGTATTGCATCAATCATAATCATTGGAGTGTTTTTGAACAATCTAGTATGACTCTTGAGATAGAGACTACTCGTGCTATTGCTGCACAGATACTAAGACATAGGAGTTTTACTTTCCAAGAGTTCTCTCAGAGATATGCTGCTAGTACTGCATTGGGTGATATAGAATTACCAGAACTTCGTAAACAAGATCTAAAGAATCGTCAGAATTCTACTGATGATTTGGATCCTGAAATGGTAGAGACACTTAATCGTCAGATGATTACTTTGTTTAGTTCTGCTAAGGCACTTTATACTCAGATGCTAGAGGATGGTGTTGCTAAAGAGTGTGCTAGAATGGTATTACCACTCTGTACTCCTACCAGAATCTATATGACTGGTTCATGTCGTTCTTGGATACATTACATCAATCTAAGGTCTGCACATGGCACTCAGAAAGAGCATATGGATATTGCAGAGGCATGTAAAAAAGTATTTACTGAACAATTTCCCTCTGTATCAGAAGCCCTAGAGTGGGTCTAAATAAATTTACAACATTTTTTAATTATGGCAACATATCCTGTGGTTCACAAAGAAACTGGTGAACAGAAAGAAGTAGCAATGAGCGTCAATGAATGGAGTAAATGGTGTGAAGATAATCCTGATTGGAAGAGAGATTGGAGTGATCCATCAACTTGCCCAATGGCAGCAGAAGTAGGAGACTGGAGAGATAAATTACGAAAAACAAAACCTGGATGGAACGATGTATTAGGAAAAGCACAAACAGCTCCTGGTTCTAGAGTAAAAAAAATCTAATGGCAAGAAGAAAAAAAGGTGTTGAACAACCGATTGGGGTTGGATTGACGACCAAACAAATGAAAAGAAAAAAACCACTGAGTGGTGATTATTTGGTCAATATCGAACCTATCAGTGAGAATCAGAAAAGACTTTTTAATTCATATAAAGAAGGTAAACATTTAGTTGCTTATGGTTGTGCTGGAACTGGTAAAACATTCATCACACTCTATAATGCACTAAGAGATGTTTTAGATGAAAGTAGTCCATATGAGAAAATTTATATTGTTCGTTCTTTAGTTGCCACAAGAGAAATTGGTTTCTTACCTGGTGACTATGAAGATAAATCTGACATCTATCAAGTGCCTTATAAGCACATGGTAAAGTATATGTTCCAGATGTCTTCTGATGCAGATTTTGAGATGTTATATGGAAATCTAAAAGCACAGGATACAATTAAGTTTTGGAGCACTTCATTCTTGAGAGGAACTACATTGGATAATGCTATTGTCATTGTTGATGAATATCAGAATCTTAATTTTCATGAATTAGATTCTATTATTACTCGTATTGGTGAAAATAGTAAAATATGTTTCTGTGGAGATGCTAGACAAACTGATTTAGTAAAGACAAATGATCGTAATGGTATCGTAGACTTCATGAACATCTTGCGTAAAATGCCATCTTTTGATATAATAGAATTTGAAATAAGTGATATAGTTCGTTCTGGACTTGTCAAAGAGTACATTATCGCAAAAATGGAAGCAGGTATGTAATGTTTAATCATGTTGATTTGACTCTCCCCAAACTTTCTAGGGAGACTATAGATGGAGTTCGTTATTATTCTGTTCCCGATGAAGAAACTTTAATTAAGTTAGTTTCTATTACATCAGTGACCAGTCATTTTAATAAAGAGATTTTTATTAATTGGCGAAAGAAGGTAGGTAATGTGACAGCAGATAAAATCACGAAAGCGGCAACAACCCGTGGAACTGATATGCACACTCTCACAGAGTATTATTTAAAAAATGATACTCTACCAGAAGTTCCACCTATCTCAGAGTTTCTCTTTAAAATTGCAAAGGGTGAACTCAATAAAATAGATAATATCTATGCTTTAGAAGGTTCCCTATATAGTAAGGAATTAGGTATTGCGGGAACAGTTGATTGTATTGCAGAATATAACAACGAATTGTCGATAATAGATTTTAAAACTTCTAAGAAACCCAAACCTAGAGAATGGGTGGAACATTATTTCGTTCAGGCAATGGCATACGGATGCATGTTGTATGAACTGACAGGTATTTCTGTCAAAAAACTTGTAATTATTATGGCTTGTGAAAATGGAGAATGTGTCATCTATGAAGAATACGACAAATCAAAGTACATCAAACTGCTCGGCAAATATATTAGAAAATTTGTTGGAGATAAATTGGAACTCTATGGAACCGAATAAAGAACTAGAGGAAGCATTAGAAAAGAAATTTTTAACACCTCAAAAATTTGCTATTGAAATAGAAAAAATTGTAGCAAAGGATGAACTCAATTACATTGATGCTATCTGTCACTATTGCGAAATCAATGGTCTTGAGGTAGATTCAATATCAAAATTAGTTTCAAAACCATTAAAAGAAAGATTAAAGTATGATGCTATCAATCTTAATTTTATGAAAAAAACATCGAGGGCAAAACTACCATTATAATGAAAGTGACTCCTTTTGAGACTTATCGAACTTATCTCTCAATGAAAAGTCATTTTACTAATCCTAAGTATGACTTTTTTAAATATGGTGGTAAGTCGAGAGCTACTATGGCATCCTTTAATAAACGAAAGGACAAGTATTGGTTTGAAAAAACATCTAGGAAATATTCCGATCAACAAATATTGGATTTTCTATTAGCAAATTTTGTAATAACAGACAACCCACAAAACCTATGGATTGGAGAAATAATCAATTCTGGAGAAAGAAACTACGCAGATTGGATGAGACGCAAACAGAGTTTGACTTACTTATTCAAAGAACAAAGCAACGAATTACTATCCAACAACGACTTGAACGAAGTATTCAATTGTTCCAAGAACAAGCATCCCGTGGTACTCAAAAAGTATCTGGGTGGAGAAATTTCGCTAGAAACGCTTACGATACTGGAAAAGGTCTTTTCTTTCGTAAAAAACTTTGATAAGAAATTAAAAGATCCAGTGTGGGAATCCGTCAGTATGAAGATAAAAAAATATATTCCTTTCATAAATATTAATGTATTCCACTATAAAAAAATCTTAAAGGAGGTTATTAATTATGGCTCTTGAAAACAGTGAAGTTCTTAATAATTTAACAGTACAACTTGAACAAGTCACAGAGCAAGTTAATTTATTATCTAATACTCGTATTCGATTATTAGGTGCTATTGAAGTCCTTCAGCAAATTGAAAATAGTAGAATTGAAGAAACGGAAGTTTCCGAAACTGATGTAGTGGAGGAAAATGACTAACTTTTTCGATTCTGAAATAGTTCAGGAAGAATTGAATGAAATTAATGAACTTCAAAAAGAAGTTTATGGTAAGATAATTAATGTAATGAATCTTACTCCTGAAGAACAAGTCGAACATATCGACAAGTTAAAATTGTTATTAGAAAAACAAAAAATTATGTATATGAGGTTATCATTATCAGATGATCCTGAGGCTCTTAAATTAAAAAATCAAATAGAACAATCAGTTGTTATGATGGGATTCCCTGCAGGAACTGATATAAATGTACTATTTGATGGTATGGATAAAACCATTAATGATTTAAAGAAGCATGTTGACTAATATTCAATTATTTGCTATAATCTAAACATCCAATTAATCCAATTAAATCCGAGGTAACTAAATGTCGTTTGCTAATCTAAAAAAGCAATCTAAACTAGGCTCTCTCACACAAAAACTTGTGAAAGAAGTCGAAAAAATGAATAACACTAACGGTAATCAAGATGACCGTTTATGGAAATTAGAATGTGATAAAAGCGGTAATGGATATGCCGTCATTCGTTTCCTACCTGCTCCCGATGGTGAGGATCTACCATTTGTAAAACTATACTCTCATGCCTTTCAAGGGCCTGGTGGTTGGTACATCGAAAATTCTTTGACTACTCTTGGTCAGAAGGATCCTGTTTCTGAGTTTAATAC